GTGCTATAAGAAAAAAATAGTATTATTGTTATATAGTGAATAATAGTAAAGATATTACTTTACTTTATAAATATAAATGAGGTCGAATCGTATGATTCGGCCTTTTTTAGAGTGAAGTTTATATGTTAGATTAAAATATAGATAAGCGTTAAATCTGTTGTAATAAAAAAATAGTTTTTATGATAATAAATATTGATAATTGAATTCCTAGTATAATAGTACGTATTTTAATTGAAATGATAATTAGTGCATTCTCAATTATTGATTATTAAACTCAATTACATAAATGAAAAGAAATATCAAAATACATATAAATATAGGCTTTTTATGATAAAAAGGAACAATTATTATGCAAAATATTATATAATTTTTTATCATTTTCATTTGACTTTCAATTTGAACTGTGTGATAATGAGAACATAAGTTGAGGCAAGTGCCTTTCTAAATGATAATAAAAAGTTCTGATTTATATTTTGATGGAGGTCCTAATTATGAGAGTTATTGCTGATGGTTGCATTAAATGTGGTTCTTGCGCATCTGTTTGCCCAGTTTCCTGCATTACTGAAGGCGAAACTAAATACGAAATTGGCGATGCTTGCATCGATTGCGGTTCTTGCGAATCCGTTTGCCCAGTTTCTGTAATTTCCGCTGAATAGTACAACAAATCTAAAAGACCAGTAAACGCTTATGTTTACTGGTCTTTTTATTTTTGCGAAACGGTAAAAATCACCTAATTTCTTCTCGGTTGCTCAACCGTTGCTCACCTTTTAACAGGTCATCTCCGTAAGGTAACTTATTCACCGCATCAATATATTGTTGTAGTGTTTTATGTGTATACACGTCTGCAGTGATATTATCCTTGTTAGCGTGGCCAACAATTCTCTTAATAATGATCTCATCAATACCTATGTTGCTGCACATTGAAATAAAAGTATGCCTAGTGTCATGTGGCTTGTGCTCGCCTAAATTCCATTCTTTGCATCTCTTTTGCAGCTCCTTGCGGTATATGTCCTTGTGTATCACACCATCTAATAAACACTCGGAGCGTTTAAATTTGGCTTGCTGATATAGCTCCTTGATGAAAGGGGAGATACATTCTGCAATAGGAATAGCTCGATTACGGCCAGCCTCTGTTTTAGAACCGCCAATCATATATCGTTCTTTAATGTGGATATCATCAACTCGGATTGTTTGTAATTCGTTCAATCTGAGCCCCGTGTAGGCGTATATGAGTGTTAGCTTGGATATTATATCGTCAGAGTGCTTCCAAAGCTCATAGAGAGCCAAATTCGTAAATATGTTAGCTTTCTTAATTGGTGTTGCGTTTTTGTTGATGATAATATCGGAAAGGTAGTTGCGCGGAATGACTTCCTGCTTAACTGCGAGAGTACCTACAGAAACTATGATCGCTTTAATTAACTTCTGATAAGACTTTGTGTGCGTCGAATTATCGAATATAGACTGCAGATGAGCCGCTCTAAGATTTTTCATTTCGATATTGAATAGATGCTCTACTAATTTTCGCACAACGTGCATGCTTTTAATTCGCCCTTTAGATAGCCCTTGGCGTTCAGCTTCTTCGATACGCCAATCAAAGCACTGTCCAAAAGTAATTTTGCGCTCCTCCTGAATTTGTGGATTAGTAGAGAATAGAGCAAGGGCATTATACGCTTCTTTTTGCGTCGCAAAGGTGCCTATGGATTTTCGTAAGGGTTTACCCTCAGAGTTATATCCAAGAGTCACTACGGCTCGATATGGCTTACGTAGAGCCTTATGTTTCATCTTATACACAGTTCCTGATCCATTGGCACGTTTCATGGCCATAATTTCATACCTCCTAAAATACCCCTATCGTTTGATAGGGGTATTTCTGAATTTATTCAGGCTTAACAAACATATGCTTTTTAGGATCTATAAACCAGGACGTGATTGATATCTCTCGTTGCGCCCCAGATGAATCCAATACGGTTAATACATCAGTTTTCGGGTAGTCAATACCTGATACGAAATTAAACATATTATTAACTTTATCATATTTTATCTTTTCCCCGTTTACTTTAAGTAGTATTTGGCCTACTTTTAATCCTGCAGCATCCGCAGGGCTGCCCGGAATTACCGCAGATATTGGATATCCGCCTTTATGCTTTTTGTTATCAACGTCATACCCAAATCGGTATCCACCATCAAATTCTATCTTTATATTATTTAGTGTAGCCAATTCGGATTGAGCCGTACCTACAGGACGTGATAATTGCCCGCCTGTCATGGGGTTGTATGCGGTTGCCACCTCATTAAATGTTACTTGAGTGGATCCGTCGTCCTGTGGCAGGAATGTAAACGTTGCTCTATTTTCAGTAGACGCTAGCATTTGACCGAATAACCCTACTTGATGCATCCGAGTTAATAATATCGTTAGGCTGTTGTCTGATACATTCTCGACCGTAGCGTTGGTATGAGTCTTTGAAATACCTGAGATAATAAAATTCCTAACTTGAAGCGGCGTAGCATTTTTAATTAATACTGATGACATTGCAGATGCGTATATGGGCGCCCCAATAATTGATACTGCTATTAAACATTTAGTGAATCCCTTAATCATACTAACATCTCCCTTATTATTTTTTTTTTACAAAGTCACATTGTACATAACAACCTTACCGATCAGGTATAAGTCATCTGTATTCTCGTAACTAAATATGATGTCCCGAAATGCCATATCCGAGCTATCAGGTTTAAATACAAATTCTTGATGTTGTTTATCATTGTAGAATCTTTTAACTGTATAATCCCCTCCATTCTTAATAACTACAATATCTCCGTCATGGATATCTAGTAGTTCTATATTTGTTAAGATAGCAATAACAGATCCATTTTGGATAACATTATTCATGCTTTCGCCGTTGACAGCCATAAGTAATATGTTCTTATTGCCCGCATAGCGCCCCATCATGAAATCAGGGATAGATATAGTAGGCATGAAGTTAATGGCGTCTATCGTGGTTAACGCGCCCGCTGATACAGATGCAGGTACGTAGTGATAGGAATTCGTGCTCACTGTTAACGCTTCTTCAGCATCTAAATTGTCCTTTAGCAGGTCCATGATACTGACATGTAGTATATCTGCCAGTTCATATAATTTGCCTACTGGTGGCTCGGCCATTCCTGTTTCCCATTTCTGAATAGTAGTAAATGACTTATACCCGAGCCGTTTAGCAATCTCATCCTGTGATAAGTTTCTTAATTTCCTAAAGTACCTAATATTATCTGAAAGTTTCATAATATCCTCCTCTCGATCTCCCAAACTTATATACTAATTATATAATGCATTTGAATTAAATTCAATTAGATTTTATATTTTTTATCGTAAACTTGAAAAAAAATCAAATTCATTATTGACACTTGAATTTAATTCATGTTATTATGAGGTCACGATAAGGAGGTGGTAGTAATGCCAAACAAATTTTATATTTCCGAGTTGAGAGCTCGGAAAGGGGCAACACAGGCGCAAGTTGCCGCCGATCTTGGCATATCTGTTGCTACGTATAATGCGTGGGAAAAGGATATATCCAATGTGGCCATTAGTAAAGTAGTGGCACTGGCAGAGTACTTTGGCTGTACGGTTGACCAAATTTTTTTAACCAGGGACTTGAATTAAAATCAAGTAAAGAAAGGAGCAGTGCATATGATTAAAAAAGTGATTTCGGTTGCCCAAATGGCGACTGTACTCGGAATTAGCTTGACAGCAGTCCGAGAGGGCATCGCAGTAGGCAAATTCCCATTTGCCTACGCCTGGCAGTCACCAGGCAAGAAGTCAAGAGCCTTTGTTATCGACAAAGAAGGCTTTAAGACGTACCTGATGAATGCCTTGGGCTGGGACTTAAAAATTATCGATGCAGAATTTAAAGCTGCACATATTCATTAGGAGGAATTAATCATGACATGGATTGATGCAGGAATGCATTTAAGCTTAGCTGCAGCTGCAGTAGCATCTATTTTATCAATGATGATGTTATAAAGGAGACCTTAACTATGACTGAAATTCCAGTAAACAAAACAGCAATGGCTGCACATTTAAAAGCAGTCGAATCAGATCGAATTTTAAATCACATCGATAGCAATATCATGGATGCTGCATATGAGTTACAAGATTTTATGTGCGATTATGATGAATCAGAAATCCGTATTATCGTCACTACAGATGGTATTACGGCCGAAAGAATTGAAGAAGAGGAGGACGAGTATTAATGGGCTATATGTTAATTGGCACGTTTTTGGTCGCAGGTTCTATGGGGGCCTTAGAAGTTGACCAAATTGGATGGGAACAGTTCATATTGCAATCGTTAATTGGACTGGTTATATCCCTATACGGCTTTTACAAAGATAAAGCTGTAATGGATGCTGAAGAGCAGGAGGATGTTATATATTACACCTCACAAGCAAGAAAATGCGGCGAATATTGTCGTAATCCGTATTACAACTAAAAGGAGAAAGAGAAAATGGCAAAACCTTATATCAGTAAGCAAAAGGTAAGAGACTTCGTATCTCGTGTAAGTTCTGACAAAACTGATGCTATTGAAGAAGAATATGAAGCTCTATTGACTAAAGAAATTAAATCGCTAGATGCTTTTAAACGTCTGGAAGAAGCTTTATCTGAAGCCCGGAAAGCGGCTAAAGAGATTAAGCGAGCAGGGTTTGGTGATAGCGTTTTGTATAGTATGCCGGCTTCGGAATTTTTAATAGATCGTATGATTAGTCGATGTAAAAGTTGCTATCCTAAGCCGCCAAAAGAATGGGCTGCTATTTGTGAACTCTTAAAGCCGTTCGTGGAACGACTAACCGAAGTACGTAACGCCGAGCAAAATGCCTACAGAATTATTGATGAAGCTCAAACCGGACGTGCTGCTGCAGATGCGTTAAAAGAAGCAGGCCTAGATTATTACACATGGGAAGCTAGAAAGCCTGAGAGGGTGCTTGATTTAAGTGCTTTGAAAGGTGGTGATTAAATTGCGAGACTGTAACAATTGCCCAAAGAAAGATTATTGCATTCCTGATGAATGCGAGGATTTAGGCATGAAAAATGAGCCTGATGATGCGGCAACATCAACAAGCTCAAATTAGAAAAATAATATTCTATGTTGATTATATCTAAAGGAGGACGTATTTGCAACAATATGAAGAATTCATATCCGCTAAATCTAAAATATCGGAATCTCACGGATTTGATATTGATACAGGTATGCTAAACAAACACCTATTTGACTTTCAACGCGATATCGTTAAATGGGCCTTGGCAAAAGGTAAAGCTGCCATATTCGCAGATTGCGGATTAGGTAAAACTTTAATGCAGCTGTCCTGGGCGTATGAGATTTATCTACATACAGGTGGATCCGTACTCATATTAGCACCACTAGCTGTGGCCGCTCAAACACAGTCCGAGGGTGAACGTTTCGATATTCCTGTGGCTATATGCGAATCCGATGATGATATTGTGCCAGGCGTTAATATTACGAATTATGAGAAATTGGGACGATTCAATACCGACAATTTGATAGGTGTCGTGCTTGATGAATCGAGTATCCTAAAGTCATTTACTGGTAAGGTACGTACGGATTTAATAAATCGATTCAGTAATACGCCATATCGATTGGCTTGTACGGCAACGCCTGCACCGAATGACTATATGGAGCTTGGCAATCATGCTGAGTTCCTCGGTATCATGAGCCGTAATGAGATGCTATCTATGTATTTCACGCACGATTGTAGTGATACCGCTAAATGGCGATTGAAAGGTCATGCAGAAAATACCTTTTGGGAATGGATGGCATCATGGGCGGTTGTGCTAGATAATCCGGCATCCCTGGGTTATGACGATGATGGCTATGAATTGCCTGAGCTACACGTACATGAAATTGTTGTTGATAAAACAGATGAGGATATCCCTACTTTATCCTTACTGGAACGCCGTAGGGCTCGCAAAGCATCTCTTGAATCAAGATGTAGAGCAGCAGCTGATTTAGTCAATGCATCTAATGAGCAATGGCTAGTGTGGTGTGACCTTAACGATGAATCGACCACTCTAAAAGAAATGATTGATCTAGCAGAGGATGTCAAAGGTAGTGATAAGGCAACTCGAAAGCAAGGCATGATGTTAGGTTTTGGCTCTGGATTCCTAAAATGCTTGGTGACAAAACCAAGTATCGCGGGATTCGGAATGAACTGGCAAAACTGCCACAATATGATATTTGTTGGGCTGTCTGATAGCTACGAGCAGTATTATCAAGCACTTCGCCGATGCTGGCGATTTGGTCAGAAGCATGAGGTGAATGCTTATATAGTAATCTCTGAAAAGGAGGGCGCTGTTAAGGCGAACATCGAACGTAAGGAAGCGGATGCCATAAAAATGAGGGACGCTATGATTGCGCTAACCCGTGATGCTGTTCGTACTGAATTATCTAAAACTAGACGGGAGTCAACGGAATACAATCCGTGTGTGCCGATGGTGTTACCTAGCTGGGAAGAAATGAGGGCTGTTATATGACTAAAATTTACGTTAGCCATCCATTCGGAGGGTTGGCTAAAAACAAAAAGAATGCTGACTCTGTATTAAAGTGGCTGCAGGAAGATATGGGTGTATTTCCAATAAAGGAACCTTTTGGCAGTGATACGCATAACATATTCCTTTCACCTATACATATGTTTGGGCATCTGTACAATAAGGTCGATTATGATACCGGCATAAACTGGTGTATTGACCTTCTAAATGGCTGCGATGCAATCGTAATGTGCAACGGCTGGGAGAACTCAACCGGGTGCAACTTGGAATTAGCTTATGCTAAGGATCATAACATAAGAGTCATCCACATCAATGAGTTAAAAGCAGCCAAATTAACTAAATTAGCTATTGATGCAGGCATGAATAAAGGTATAGCCGCCCTTGCTGGAGTCGCAACGCTGCAAGCGCTAAATAAAAAAGCAAAGGAGGACTTACAACGTGAACGTGCTAAATCAGTTAATTGAGTCCCGATTTGCAATTTATAACGGCGACTCAGTAGAAGTGCTAAAAGGGCTACCTGATGATAGCGTTCATTACTCTATATTTAGCCCTCCATTTAGTAGCTTGTATGTTTACTCTAATTCTGATAGGGATATGGGCAACTCATCTACTGATAGCGAGTTTTGGCAACATTTCAAGTATTTAATCGCAGAACTATACCGTGTAATAATGCCTGGGCGATTAGTATCGGTCCATTGTATGGATTTACCACTCACGAAATCCAGGGACGGTGTTATCGGAATGAAAGACTTTCCTGGTGACATTATTCGAGCCTTTCAGGATGCTGGATTCGTGATGCATTCCCGAGTCACTATTTGGAAAGACCCTCTCATTGAGGCTACTAGGACAAAGGCTCTAGGGCTTTTACATAAGCAAATTGTAAAAGATTCTGCCATGTGCCGTATGGGGGCGCCTGATTACATCGTTACATTGCGTAAACCTGGTGACAATCTGGAGCCCATCGCGCATCCAGAAGGGTTTACACAGTTTTTCGGTCAAGAGGAACCTGAGGGCATCAAAGGAATTGAACGACCTGCGCCAGATCCAGAATTGTTCGATAAAAAGCAAAAATACAATACAGAGCCTATGTATAGCCATCAGGTATGGCGTCGATATGCTAATCCTGTATGGGCCGATATCCGTCAAACACATACTCTGAATTATAAAGCAGCTCGAGATAATAAGGACGAGCGTCACATATGCCCGCTACAACTAGATACTGTGGCTCGATGCATCGAATTGTGGAGTAATCCAAATGACATCGTACTTGATCCATTTGCCGGTATTGGTACGGTCCCAGTTATGGCGCTTCGTATGGGCCGTAGGGCTTTAGGTTTTGAGTTAAAAGAATCGTATTATAACCAATCAATTATTAATATTCAGGAGGAGTTAAAGAATGATTAAAGTTGAAGTTCAAGGAGTTAATGTACTAGATGTATATAATCAGCTAAAAGCTGTGTTAAATCAATTCAAAAGTTTTGTAGATAGCGATAGAGCAATGGATGATAAAGCCCCTGGCATAGTGGATACAGCGGTATCTACAGTAGCAGCACCGTCCGTGTGCGTATCTAATTTAGCTCCGCAAGATACAAATCTAGGTGTACCTACTACAACAGTAGCTGTGCAACCAAACTCCATATCCATGACGGCACCTAATGCAGCTGTACAAGTTACTCCTACTCAAGTAGCTGTTACGGCACCAACTGTCAACGTGGCAACTGATACCCCGGTACAAACAGTTACCGCACCTGTGCAAACACCTGTTACTGCTCCAGTATCACAGGAAGTTAAAAAGTATACATTGCCTGAAATTCAAGCGGCGCTTGCACCATTACTTGACGCAGGGAAAGCTGTAGAATTGCAACAATTAATGGCACAATTCGGTGTTCAATACTTGGGTGAAGTACCTGAGGACAGATACCCTGAATTAGTAAATGCAATTAGAGGATTGGGGGCAAGAATCTAATGGCACCTCGATCACATGCATTATTAAACGCATCGGGGTCGCACCGATGGCTGCATTGTACAGCCGCCCCTCTTCTAGAGGAGAACTTTCCCGATAGTACATCTGTGTATGCAAAGGAAGGAACCCTGGCACACGAACTGTGTGAGTTAAAACTACAGAAGTATACCACGGCCATGGCGAAATCCACATACACTCGCAAGTTCAACAAAATCAAAAAGGATGAATTGTGGCAACCAGAAATGGACGATACCTCGGAAACATACCTTGAATATGTCAAAGGTGTTATGTTAGGTTGCACGGCAACTCCAGTAGTAGCCGTTGAAAAACGCGTTGATTTTAGCCGTTATGTACCCGATGGATTCGGCACGGCTGACTGTATTATTCTATTCGGCGACACCTTGCACATCGTTGATTATAAGCACGGAAAAGGGGTAGTCGTTGATGCGGAAAACAATCCGCAAATGATGTTATATGCTCTTGGTGCGATTGATGCGTATAGATTACTCTATATGTTCAATACGGTCAAAATGACTATCGTGCAGCCCCGTGTTAATAATATCAGCGAATGGGAAATCCCTACAGCAGAATTACTGGATTGGGGTAATACATTCGTCAAACCTCGTGCAGATGAGGCTATATCTGGCAATGGTAAATTTGAACCCGGCGATTGGTGCAGATTCTGTAGGGCGAAACAACAGTGCAAAGCCCGATATGAGGCAAATGACTCATTGCACAGTGCGCTAGTTGCTAATCATGATCCTCGGCTTATCTCGATGACAGAACTCGGTGAATATCTTCGTCGAGGGAAAGACGTCGCTGCTTGGCTCGAGGATATGAAAGACTACGCACTCACTGAATCTCTTAATGGGGTGACAGTCCCTGGCTGGAAAGCTGTAGAGGGTCGTGGTAGTCGGGCATTTCAAGACACCGATGCTGCTATTGACACTTTAATCAAAGCAGGTATCGATGAAAGCATTTTGTATGAACGTAAGACATTAACATTGGCGCAGATGGAAAAGACCATCGGTAAAACCCAATTTAATGATATGGTAGGCGACATGATAGTTAAGAAAGCAGGCAAGCCTACCCTAGTTGAGGAATCCGATAAGCGCCCTCGGATTACCAATCAACCTACTGCGGCGCAAATATTTAATGTATCTAATGATAATAATGGAGGTAATTAATTATGTCATTCGTTCCACAACCAACTGAAGTATTATTGCAAAATGTTCGCGTATCCTACTGCCATCTATTAGAACCTTGGGCTAATTCCACACAGCCTGGTGCTAAACCTAGATATTCAGCTACTATTCTATTACCTAAAACTGATGTAGCTCAGCATCAAGCACTTATGAATGCTATTGAGGCTGCTATCCAATCAGCCCGTACTAAATTCGGCGCACGTGTTCCGGCACAGCCAAAAGTACCAATTCATGATGGCGATGGATACACACAATCTGGTAAGGAGTTTGGTCCTGAATGTAAAGGTCATTGGGTGTTTACAGCAGCGCAAGATGCTAGCTATAAAGTTGAAGTAGTAGATCTTCAAGGGAATCCTCTTACAAATCCTACGCAAGTATACTCCGGCATGTATGTCAATGTGCTCGTTCGATTCTTCTTCTATTCTAAGCAATCCACTGGCATCGGATGCGGTTTGGGTCCTGTTCAAAAGGTACGCGATGGTGAAGCGTTGGGTAGCATGCCTGTTGCAGCATCCTCTGTATTTGGTGCACCTCAAGGTAGCGCAGCTAATGTGTATACCGGTGCTCCAGTAGCAGCAGGTCAACCTGTGCAACAACAAACAGCTCAACAGGGTTATGTACAACCGGCATATGCTACGACACCTCAGCAATCTGTACAACAGGCTCCTGTAGGGATTAATCCTGTAACTGGTCAACCTTACTAATAGGTGCCTGATATGAGGCATCTAAGTATTGATATAGAAACATATTCATCAACTGATATCTCATTCGGAGTGTACAAATATACTGAATCGCCTGATTTCGCCATATTACTATTTGCGTATTCCTACGACTTTGGTCCTGTTGAAGTCGTAGATTTAGCGCAGGGAGGGGTCATTCCTGACAGTGTAATTCGTGATTTATTAAGCCCAGATGTAATCAAGCACGCTTACAATGCACAGTTTGAAATTACGTGTCTAAATCGTGCAGGTTTACTCACATCTGTTGATCAGTGGCAGTGCACGATGATTCACGGTGCCTACTTAGGATACCCTATGGGCCTAGCCTTACTCGGCAAGGCCCTGGGGTTACCTCAGGATAAGAAAAAGGACACATCAGGCAAAGCACTTATCAAGTACTTTTGTACACCATGTAAGCCTACCAAACGAAATGGGGGACGTACCCGTAATCTACCTAGACACGATATGGATAAATGGAATGCTTTTATCGAGTACAACCGTCAGGACGTTATCACTGAGATGGAATGTTATCACAGATTAGCCTCATTCCCCGTACCTGATGATACGTGGAAAGATTGGTATCTTGATATCCAAATCAATAGTAGAGGTGTACGCATTGACCATGAATTGGTTGAGGGTGCCTTATACATTGATGAGGAAAATCGAGAAATGTTGATGAATGAGGCTTACCAAATCACAGGACTTAGTAACCCTAACAGCCGGAATCAATTACTTGATTGGCTAAACAATAATACTAATGTCAGTCTTGAAAAGTTAACTAAGGACACTGTGGCTGATGCTCTGATGGATGCTGATGACGTTGCCGCAAAAGTGCTTATGATTCGAAAGAAACTCGCAAAGTCATCGGTATCTAAATACACCATGATGGATGGTGCTATAGGCGCTGATCTTCGTCTCAGAGGAACATTACAGTTCTACGGCGCCAACCGTACCGGACGCTGGGCGGGTCGTCTTATCCAGGTGCAAAACCTGCCGAGAAATTACATCGAGAACCTTGACACGGCTCGGCATCTCGTTAAGACCAAAAACCGTCAAGGGTTAGAACTTCTATATGGCGATGTATCGGATACGTTATCTCAATTAATTCGTACCTCAATTATTGCTGAAGAAGGCAATACATTATGTGTGGCCGACTTCTCGGCCATTGAGGCTCGTGTTATTGCATGGTTATCGGGAGAACATTGGCGGCAACGTGTATTCGCTGAGGGTGGAGACATATACTGTGCTTCCGCATCATCTATGTTCGGTGTTCCCGTTGTTAAACACGGCGAAAATGGACACCTTAGACAAAAAGGCAAAGTCGCTGAATTGGCGCTCGGCTATCAAGGCGGAGTGAATGCGCTAAAAGCCATGGGAGCTCTTGATATGGGACTCCATGAGGAGGAATTACCTGAAATCGTAAATTTGTGGCGTAATGCGTCGCCTAGAATACGAGATTTGTGGTATGCGGTTGGGAATGCAGCCGTGTACACCGTTACTACCGGAAATCCTATAGGCCTTGACCATGGCATTATGTTCCGATTGGAAATTGATCCGTTATATGGTTACCGTTATATGACGATTGAGTTACCGAGTGGACGTAAGCTATTTTATCCTAGCCCAAGCATTAAACAGAATGCATTTGGCAAGGATGCTGTACATTTTAAGACTAAGGTAAACGCTGCATGGGTTACTGAAAGTACCTATGGAGGCAAATTAGTCGAAAACATCACACAAGCAGTCGCTCGTGATTGCTTAGCTTTGACTCTGCGCCGATTGGCGGATGTAGGATATCAAATTATTATGCACATTCACGATGAAGCTGTACTTGAAGTCAACAAGGAGAATGCAGAATCTACATTGGATGATGTTAATGCTATATTCTCAATCGACATACCTTGGGCAGATGGGCTGCTATTATCTTCAGCAGGTTTTACTAACGACTATTATATGAAAGATTAGGAGGGGATACACTTGCAAAACGATAAACTGATTGCCATCAGTATCGGTGCGAGTCGCACATCAAAGCAATGGACCCGTACGGAGATGTTGTGGTCCGAGTTTTGTGAACGCCTCAAAATCCCCGTTCGTACAACAGAAACCGTGGACGAATACCACAGATTGCCAAAATCCGAGAAAAGCAAGTTAAAGGACATAGGTGGCTTTGTTGGTGGTACGTTAAACGGTCTGCAGCGTAAAGCTATTAACGTGTCTGGACGTGATCTAATTACTCTTGATATGGATGCCATATCGCCTGGGGAAACTGAGAACGTCGCTCGCACGATTGATAGCCTAGGCATGGCTTATGTCATCTACTCAACCCGTTCTCATACGGTGCATCGTCCACGGTTACGTGTTATCGTCCCTACTGATAGAACGATGACACCTGATGAGTATGAGCCTATTGCTCGTAAGCTGGCGGAGCTCATCGGCATTGGTATGATGGATGGAACTACGTTCGAAGCTTCTCGGCTCATGTATTGGCCATCATGCCCGAATGATGCGCAATATGTATATTATGTAGGCGATAAGGCATTCTTATCTGCTGACGGTATGCTCGGCCAATACACTGATTGGCGAGATGTGCGTTCTTGGCCACAAGTACCAGGTAAGGAAGCATCGCAGCATGAAAAGCAGCTACTTGCAAAGCAAGCTGATCCGAGAGAAAAACCAGGTATCGTAGGTGCATTTTGTCGGATATATGGTATCCGTGAGGCGATTGATAAATTCATACCGCATGCATATGTCGATGTTGACGGCAGCGAGGACCGCTTAACGTTCGTTACTGGCTCAACGGTAGCCGGAGCGGTTATATATGATGACGATACATTCCTGTTCAGTCACCATAATACTGACCCGTGCAGTGGTCAACTGGTTAATGCCTTTGACCTTATCCGGTTGCATAAGTTCCACAGCTTAGACGAGACTGCTAAGGATGGGACACCTGGGCACAAGCTGCCATCTTACATGGCTATGTCTAAACTAGCTATGCAAGATACGGTAGTCGTTAACGAACTCAACATGGCCCGTGCCCGAGAATCGGCATCAAATGTATTTGCTGATATTATCACGGATGTATCGGCTCACGCTGAGACATCCGACCTTGACCCTAATGCGTTAACGAACGTCGACTGGATGAAAAGTTCGACTTTAAAGTACGACGAGAATGGTAGACCTAAGAACACGCTAGATAACATGCTTAAAATCATGCACCATGATCCGGCGCTTGTCGGTAGACTTGCCTATGATAGATTTGGTTCGAGATACGTGGCAAAAGGGGCCCTACCATGGAACCCAACACCAGGACTTCGCATATGGACAGACGCAGATGATGCGGGCTTACGGTGGTACCTAGAAAATAAATATGATATCACCGGTAAAGATAAAATCATGGATGCCCTCATTATGTGCGCTGAGCAAAATGGATTTAATGAAGTACTAGATTACCTTAACGGGTTATCCTGGGACGGCATTGCCCGATTAGATACCATATTCATCGACTACTTAGGGGCTGAGGATAATGTGTATACCCGTGCAGCCGCTAGAAAGTCATTTACGGCGGCAGTAGCGCGAGCGTTTGAGCCTGGATGCAAGTATGATACGATGCCAATTCTTATTGGAGGTCAGGGTATTGGTAAAAGTACTCTTATCCGCACAATGGGCAAGAAGTGGTACGCTGACGGCTTAAATACCTTTGAGGGTAAAGAAGCCGCAGAAGGCATTCAAGGTAAATGGATTATAGAAGCCGGTGAAATGGCTGGGTATTCGAGGGCTGAAGAAAATGCATCTAAGCAATTTCTAAGTCGTCAAGTAGATGTATTTCGTCAAGCATATGGCCGACGTACGCAAGAATATCCACGGCAGTGTGTGTTCTTTGGCAGTACGAATCAATATGAATTTCTAAAAGATATTACAGGCAATCGCCGATTTTGGCCAATTGATCTTGAGATGACGACTCCACGAAAGAATATATTCGTTAATCTTCCTGGGGAAGTAGACCAGTTATGGGCGGAGGCCTTGTATCGGTATAAAAGCGGGGAAAGCCTCATTATCGAGGATGACCCGAACGTACTAAAATTGGCTGATGCGGCCAGAGAGGCGCACATGGAATCAAATACCAAAGCAGGACTGATTAATGAGTTTTTATTAATCAAAGTACCGTTAAATTGGAATGTGATGAGTCGTAGCGCCCGAAGGACGTTCCTTAGCATGAATGCTAAGCCTGCCGAGGGTCAAGAGTTAGTGTATCGTGACCGTATTTGTGCGGCAGAGGTATGGTGGGAATGTTTTGGTAACGACCCAAGTCGCATGAAGAAGATCGAGACCAGGGAAATTAATCAAATACTGGCGGACTCCCCGTATACAATGGGCGGAAGTCAGTTAATGAGATTTGGTGAATACGGACATCAAAGAGGGTTCAGAATCAATGAGTCAAAACTGAAATTATAGTGTTAACATTCTCAATTAAGCGTTAACATTCTCAGTATTTTTGTTAACATTAGAATGTTAACAAAATCGGAGAATGTTAACGTACCATGTTAACGCATAAAGTCAGTATTTATCTATATTCATATAGGTTGGTTAACATTGTTAACATTATATACTGGTAAATATCAAAACAAAGAGCTTTAAGAAAAAATACGCCCTTTACAGCCTTAATTTGAACCCTCATATACGCGTATGTAAACATGTTAACGTTTAAAAATTTCAGAGGTGAGAAATGTTAGAAAAGGATATCGAGAGAAAATTAGTTGCAGGCGTCAAACGTTCGGGAGGTAAAGCATATAAATTCGTATCCCCTGGTAATGTCGGTGTGCCTGATCGCATCGTCATATGGCCGAATGGTGTTATACATTTCGTAGAATTGAAGACATCCAAAGGCGTACTTTCGCGATTGCAGGGAGTCCAAGCCCGTGAATTACAAAAGCTAAATCAAAAAGTATTTGTATTAAAAGGTGCAGATGCCGTGGTTGGCTATTTGGAACAATTTACGGAAGAATTCGGGGTGAAAGCGTAATGCAGTTTATTCCGCATGCGTATCAGCGATATTGTATCGACAAGACCGTTAATCAAAATAAGATAGGGTTATTCCTGGATATGGGTTTAGGGAAAACGATTATCACGTTATCTGCCATATACGAATTGAAGTACTCCAGATTTGCCATCCGTAAAGTGCTAATCATAGCGCCTAAGAAAGTAGCGGAGGCTACATGGCAACGAGAAGCACGAAAATGGGACGGTGTAGGTATATTAAGGATATCTACTGTATTAGGCAGCCTGAAAAAGCGTATTAAGGCTTTAAACACACCTGCCGACATCTACATCATTAATCGCGAGAATGTAACGTGGTTAGTTGATTACTACAAGAATGCATGGCCGTTTGACATGGTAGTTGTGGATGAATCTAGTTCTTTTAAGAATCACACAGCTAAGCGCTTTAAATCATTAGCCTATATGCATAACCACATCAAGCGCATGGTGTTGTTAACGGGTACGCCAGCCCCTAATGGGTTAATCGACTTATGGGCACAAGTGTATTTATTAGACCGCGGCGAGTCGTTAGGTAAAACGTATACAGGATTTAGGGATTACTATTTCGAGCCTGATCAGAGGTCACGCGAAATGGTGTACTCCTATAAACCTAAATCCGATTCAAATGACAGTATCATGGCGGCAATATCTGGGTTATGCATATCCATGAAAGCTGATGACTATTTGGAATTACCTCCAGTAATCAACGATATTAAATATGTGCAGTTAGATGCGAAAGCCAAAAAAGCCTACGAAGATATGGAACGCACATCTGTATTAGAGTTGATTGAAGCTGGCGAAGATATCACAGCTTTGAGTGCAGCAGCATTATCTACAAAGCTACAACAGTTAGCGAATGGCGCCGTATATGATGGCGATAGGAACGTTCACGAGATACATGGCTGTAAGATTGAGGCTTTTATGGAACTTGTAGAACAGTTAAACGGAAAGCCTGCATTAGTGTTTTATAACTTCAAGCATGACTGTGAACGGTTAAAAGCAGCATTAGCTAAGACTAAATTAAGAGTCTGTGAACTAAAAGGTGCCGATGATGAGATAGCGTGGAATGCTGGAGAGATTGATATTCTATTAGCACATCCGGCTAGTACGGCATACGGGCTTAACTTACAGGACGGCGGTAACCATGTAATATGGTTCGGGTTAAACTGGAGTCTTGAGTTATATCAACAAGCTAATAAGCGGTTACATCGCCAAGGTCAAATGGAGAAGGTAATTATCCATCATCTAATATGTGAGGGAACTCGTGATGAGGATATGATGGATTCGCTAGCCCAAAAAGACCGAGCGCAGGAATATGTGCTGCAAAGCCTAAAAGCAAGAATCGATAAATACAGAAAGGATGATTAATATGGATCAATTTATAATGGCAGGATTAATCGGGGCCATCGTGGTAATAGTGAGTTACACGACTATTCAAGTTATAGATATCACTGATAAATATCTTGATAATCGAAAATACATGGCTGCATTGAGGCTGACCCCAGGTAGATTGTATGAGAGACCCAATAATCCCCCTCCGCCACCTATTAAGTTATCAGCTAATGAAACTTTAAAACGTTTGGCAACTAACGAAAATCTAAAACGTTTACAGAAGGTATCGAATCAATCAGGATTAACAATAGCGAAAGTTATAGCAGATAAATCTCCTAATCGCATAGTTAATCAATGCGATGATATAAACCACCCAAGCCATTATACACAAGGAGATATCGAGGTTATCGATTACATCGAAGACAAGAAACTAGGGTATCGATTGGGTAATGTAGTGAAGTATGTATCCCGAGCTGGTCATAAGGACGATGCCATTAAGGATTTGAAAAAAGCCCGTTGGTATCTAAATCGGGAAATTGCAAAGAGGGAAGATCATGACAAAAGTCGAGCGACTATTAATTAACAAAGGGCACTATCTAGATGACACATATCATCTTGTCATGGATATAGTTAAGGTTGTAGATAATCTCAAGGATAATGTTGCCGAGAGATTAGATGATGATTTGAGTGATGATGCGTACGCCATGTGTGAGGAGATGTTTACCGCTGTTGAGCAATGCAAAGCAGATATGGTAGAAGCCATCGAGGATATTGTCGAACGTATGGAGGTAAAGGATGCAAAAGCGTAGAAGCAGGTCAGATGTGATTGTAGGTGCCATACAGTCAGATTTAAGTCTTGCCATCATACGAGCCCGTAATAGACAACTGAGATCACCTATGCTAGATGATAGAATTCGTGAAAGCGGATACATTGACGGATTACTACGAGCACAGATGATTATCAGTAAATATGGAGACTATCGCATATGATGGCTAAAGAAGAACTACAAGCTGTCCGCCATACTGAGCAGCGAATGCGTGCGTTAGAGATTCAGCTAAGTGCGATTAACCGAGATCTACATTCAGAAGCTATACAGATATGTGAATCGGGAGATGCTATGCCACGAATCAGTAAGCACTTACAAGAATGTAGGGAGGAGCTGAACAGAGAATGGGATGAATTGATCGATTCTCGAAACAAGGTCAAGCAAGTCATTAACCAAATAACTGACGGACAATACAGGGATGTACTGAATCTCAGATATATTAATGCATTGCCATGGGAGCAGATAGCTGTCGAACTAGGGTATTCGTGGCGACAAGTTCACAGACTTCACAAGAAAGCAATAGCTGAATTTGAAAAGATGGCATAGAATGGCACACTCTTAATTTAATATAATGTAAATGTAGTAGATAGCAGGCAGTGTCTGGCCCGCACAATATGTCTGCCTGCTGCGCTGCCCCGGGGTAGACCTTACTTAGTTGAGGTCTACCCTTTTTCTTATTGAGTATCAATGATAATTCCTAATTGAGAAAATAAAAATTTGGAAAAGGTACTCCGCGAGCGAAAAATGGCCGCTGGTCGCCCCCGCGCGATGGTCCTCTCTCTGTGAGAAAAATTTTCCTGTTGAATGTAGAAAGACGAATTTAGAAAGGAGTACACCTATGGCGGACACAAAACCGAGAGTGAAATTTGATGCTGCAGGCAATCTGCTCGTATCCAGCACTCAACTATGTGACCTCTTGCGGGTCACTCCGGAAATTATTTCTCGACATCATAAAGCAGGGATGCCTAAAGCCTCTGTAGGTTGGTGGAATCTCCGGGAAGTCCTCGTATATTTAGGACAGGCGAAAGGTGATAACGCTAAAAGCAAATCCGCATCAACTCGTAAGTTAGAAGCCGAAGCAGATTATAAAGAAGCAAAGGCCGCGCGTGAAAAGAAAATGCTAGATGTGCTTAATGGAGAATATGTCCCTCGTGCTGATGTTGCACAGGCATGGGCTAGCCGAGTATTGGAGATGAAGACATCATTTACCAAATTAGGTAAGCGTATTGGAAGTGAATTCACGGATCCTGAGGAACGTGCTCGTGTAGAAAAGGTGGTGAATGGCCTTGTCGAAGAATACCTCGAAAGCTACGCACGCGAAGGCGAGTACACGCCGAAAGTCAAAGCCACGGGAAAAGGTAAGTCCAAAGGTTGACTGGTTTCCTGAGGAATTAGAGGCATTCAAGCCACCTGAAAGATACACCGTTTCGGAATGGGCGGATAGGTACAGGGTACTGACTAATATATCTGCTGAACCTGGACGATGGCGTACAGCGCGGACACCTTATCTCAAGGAGCCTATGGACAAATTCACGGACCCTCTTATTGAAAGCATCTCGTTATGTTTCGGGGCGCAGATTGGTAAGACGGAAGCTGAGCTTAATATGATTGGGTATGCGTTACACCAAACCGCATCACCAGTCATGATGGTTTATCCGACGGATACTATCGCAAAATTTGCTAGCGATAAACGTGTGCAACCGATGATCCGGAGCGTAGAACCATTGGCAGATATGTATGACGAGGGCAGTAAGTTGCTGGAGTTAGACTTCGTTAATGGGAACTACATGGTGCTTGTTGGGGCGAACTCACCAAGCAGCTTATCAAGTCGGTCAATTAAGTACTTATTCTTCGATGAAATTGATAAGTATCCAGCTTTCTCTGGTAAGGAAGCGAATCCAATTAAGCTGGCTGAGGAACGTACCAAGACATTCGTTGATAAGAAGATTATAAGAGTGTCAACTCCTACGATTGAAAGTGGCAATATTTGGCAGTCCTATATGGACGCAAATGAACGTAAGCAGTATTACGTGCCATGTCCGCATTGCGGGGTGTCGCAGACCCTCAAATTCAAACAGATAAAATGGCCGGAGGAACACCATGGCAATGCGGATATGATACGTGATACCGCATATTATGAGTGCGAACATTGTAAGCAACGTATTGATGATAAGCACAAGATGGATATGCTCCGGCAAGGTGAATGGCGTGCGGTGAATGAATCACAAGCCCGAGTTGTCCGGTCGGTTGCCTATCATATGTCATCCCTTTACTCTCCATGGGTTACCTTTGGCGATGTGGCATATGAGTTTGTTAAATCAAAGGATAAGCCAAGTGAGTTGATGAATTTTATCAACTCTGGATTAGCGGAGCCGTGGAAATCTGCGAAAACTAAAAGCACGCAGAATCTCGTGTTTACACAATCGGAAGTTCCTCGAGGTATTGTGCCACAGCATGCGCCACTACTTATCGCATCTGTCGATGTGCAGCAAGATCATTTCTGGTGGGAGGTTAGAGCCTACGCTCATGGTGTATCAAGTTACTTAGTCGATTATGGTCAAGCAAGTAGTTGGGCAGACATAACCGAGATACTCATCGATAGAGAATATCCATCGGAGTATGGCGAAGCTCGTAAGATTGTGCGGGCCGGTATCGATAGTGGTTACCGAACAGATGAAGTATATCAGTACTGTGCGCAGTACCCAGAAGTATGCGTGCCAGTTAAAGGCGATTCATCACACAGTCCTCTAGCTCCGCCATATAAGATGAGCAGCATCGAGAAGGGCGTCATCGGCGGTATGAAGCTGTACGTAGTGAATACCGATTACTGGAAGGACTTTATATTTGCACGTATGGTACGTCCTGCTAATGAGCCTGGCACAATCCATTTATTTAAAGATTGCCCTGAGGAATATTCGGAGCACCTCCGGTCGGAGGAAAAGCAAGAAATCCGAAATGTGAAGACCGGGGCAGTTACAGTGCAATGGAAACCGCTAACCAGTCATCCAACGAATCACTTGTTGGATACTTGTGTATACAACGCCATGGTGGCGGACTCGGTAGGTGTTAAATACTTACCTGAATACAATCCGGATACCGATGAGGAGGACGAAGATACGGATGATGAAGATTTTAATGTAGATAGCCGAGGTTGGTTTAGTTAAGAAGGAGGTGAGACCATGAGCGCAAGAGAAGACTTGGAGCGTATTCGAACGATAATCGAGGAAATTGAGACGAATGGATACGCCGAGATGTCTGTAGGTGGTAAGCGATTTAAGACGCATGACCTGCCGACATTATACGCCCGTGAACGTGAGTTAATGTCTCGCGTTGATGATGAGGAAGGTAATAGCACGACATCCTACGTGTCATGGGAGCGACGATGAACATACTCGATAAGGTAATAGCATATTTCAATCCAGAACGAGCTGCCCGTAGAGCATATTTCCGTAGTTCGCTTGAACGTGGATATGATGCGGCGTCAACAGACCGATTGAGTGGCGACTGGATGCCAGTATTTGGTACAGCTGAACAAGTAGCATCAGGCCAACGTGATTTGATCCGAGGTCGTGCACGTGCAGCAGAACTTAATAGTGACCTTGCTGAAAGTGTTGTATTGGCATTACTACGGAATGTAGTAGGTACCGGAATAAAGCCACAGTGCAAAATTAAGACCCGCGCAGGAAAGCTGAATGAAAGACTCAATAAGAAAATTGAGGAGGCTTGGTCTGACTGGGTGGATAAAGAGAATGCGGATATCCGAGGAATATCTACGTTCTACGAGTTGCAAGAAATGGCTCTGCGCCGAATGGTCTATGACGGGGAAATCCTAGTTAATATGACCTCCGAAGGTGCAGATATACCACTATCATTACAGCTTATCGAGGGCGAGAATATCGGAGCCGTATCGGTAAGCGAGAATGGCAACAGTATTGTTAATGGCGTGGAAGTTAATAAATACGGAAGACCAATAGCATATCACGTATTCCAAACAGATCCATTAGGAATACGGTCGTTTAACGAGGCAAGGCTGCCAAGTAATAGGGCTTTTCTATTACATAAGCCTCGCAGACCTAGTGAACTGCGCGGGGTTAGCATGTTAGCCCTCGTATTAAAGCGTATTCATGACGTAGATGAATACATGGATGCCGACCTTATAGCGGCTCGTGTAGCCGCATGTTTCGGCGCGTTCGTAACAAGTAATACTGGGGGTAACCCGATGGTTGCGAATAAGATTGATAGTAAAGGCAAGAAAGTTCGTTCAATGGCGCCAGGGATTATCCAACATCTACGTGCAGGTGAATCAATTTCATTTGCGGAACCTAAGCGAAATGCAGGAACCGCATCAGAATACTCAGCGACACAAACAAGACGCATAGCGTCAGGTATGGGTCTAAGCGCGGACATAGTGACGCGCAATATTAGTGGTAACTTCTCCGCAGCTCGGCAGAATATGCTGGAGGACCAGCAATCATTCAAGCAGATGCAGCGTTTTATAATTGAGCATTTTTGTATGCCAGTATGGCGGGCTTTCATTGAAGCATGCTACCTAAAGGGAATTATTCCGGCCAATGACTATGTAGCGAACCCAAAACTTTATAAGAAAGTAGCGTGGTTAGCTCCAGGCTGGTCTTGGATTGACCCTGTTAAGGAAGTTAATGCTAACAAGGAAGCTATTAAGGCAGGACTCACAACGCTCGAGGACGTATGCAGTACATCTGGTAAAGACTGGGAAGAAGTGCTTGAACAGCGGAAGCTGGAACAAGACCGCATTAAGGAATTGGGTGTTGCCCTTGATATGAATGGGGACATAACGAATCTAGCGGATGATAACGCCACTGATATGAAAGGAGATGATAGCTAGTGGGAAAATTTGCAAAAAGGCAGCTCTTAGGTAAGTATGCCCGAGAGGCGCAAATCACAAATATCGAAGCGAACGATGATCGTACCGTTGAATTGTCCTTCTCCTCTGAAGAGCCATATGAAAGATGGTTCGGAACAGAGATATTGTGTCATGACGACGGATGCGTTAACCTAGACCGTTTTAATAATGGTTTGGGTACAGTGTTATTCAATCACGACCGTGATGCCGTAGTCGGACACATCGAGAATGTGTGGATTGAAGACAATCGCGGCAAAGCGATCGTTAAATTCGACGAGGACGATGAGTCTGAAAAGATTTATCAAAAAGTGTTAAAAGGCACGCTACAAGGCGTGAGTGTCGGGTATTCCATAAGCCGATACGAGGAATTAATTGATTCCGATTCTAAAAGTTCCAACGGTCGGTTTACTGGTCCGGGTTATGTAATCACAGACTGGGAACCGCTGGAAATTAGTATTGTGTCCGTCCCTGCAGATCCAAGTGTAGGGGTAGGCAGAAGTGTAGATGATAATGAGGAGGAACCTATGAAAGGTGATGCAAAAGCAAAAGGCACTGAGCAAAACGTGCCACAAGTAGTACCGGAAGTACCAGAGTCCGGAGTTAAAGGTTTTAATGCGGATGACGCTAAAAGATTGATTGCGGCAGAACGTGAACGTGTATCCACAATCACAAGTCTATGCCGTGATTTCGAAGTTGATGGTGTAGATGAATTTATCAAATCCGGCAAATCTGTTGCCGAAGTTCGTGAGGCTGTAATGGATGCGTTGCGCGAACGTAATAAACCAGTATCCGTTAAAGTTGGTGAAGCAGATTCTGATAAGTTCCGCATGGCTATGCAAGATGCTTTGATAATGTCTGTTGGTATCCCGGTTGCAAATCCTGCACCAGGTGCGAATGAGCTCCGTTCTATGTCCTTGATGGAATTAGCTCGTGAGTCCTTAGTTCGTGAAGGCTTAACCGCTAACTATGCTGACCGTTTGGAATTGGCTCGTGAAGCTATCAACTCCACATCCTCTTTCCCAATCGCGTTGTCTAATGTAGCAAATAAGGCCTTGATGCAAGGTTATGAAACAGCACCATCTACATTTGCAACTTGGGCGGGGAAAGGTAGTAATCGTGACTTCAAACCAGCAAAACGTTTTTTACTTTCCGAAGCAGCTGAATTGAAACTTGTCCCTGAGGGCGGACAATTCAAGGATTCCCAAATGAGCGAAGCAGGTACGAACGTTAGTGTATTGACATTCGGACGTACGTTCAGCTTAACACGACAAGCTATTATTAATGACGATTTGGGTGTATTTAACGATATTTCTTCTAAATTCGGCCGTGCAGCAAAAAATAAAATCAATAACATGGTATATGACCTTTTAAGCGGCAATACTGTGTTAGAAGACGGAAAGGCCTTGTTTAGTGCAGATCGTAATAACTTGGCAACTGCAGGCTCCGAGTTAAGTGTTGTATCTTTAGCTGCAGGTGTAGCGGCTATGCGTCGTCAAAAACATATTGGTGAAAATCGCAATTTGAATATCTCACCTACATATTTGATTGTTCCACCTGAGCTCGAAGCATTAGCATATCAAGTAGTTAAATCTGTGGTAGACCCTGCTCGTAGCAATGATACAGTCAACCCATTCAGTGGTCGATTCACCATCGTTGTAGATGCGGCATTAACGGATCTGCATGCTTGGTATTTGGCATCCCGTCCTACAGATGTTCAAACTATCGAAGTAACGTACTTAAACGGTGTTGAAACACCTCGTTTAGAAACGCAAACAGGCTTCAAGGTTGACGGCATCGAGTACAAAGTAGCAATCGATTGCAACGCAACAGCAATCGACTTCCGCGGCTTGTACAAAAATCCTGGTAAATAATTAGTAATTGATTAGGAGGTAAATAGATATGGCTAAATTCATTCAAGAACTAGACCGCGTCGATTTTAAAAATACAACAACCGAAATGATTGAAGTAGGGGACATCGTTCCTATCGGTAAAATGCACGGTGTGGCGATAACTGATATTGCGCCTGGTGCAATCGGTGCGGTTAAGGTCACAGGATGTTTTACAGTTGATGCGGTTGTGGCAGATGCATTCGCGGTAGGTGATGTTGTGTATTTTGATAAAACGCAAAAGCGTGCAACTAAAACAGACACAAATCCAGTATTGGGCATTGCTATTTCTGCAAAATTTGCAAGCGCTAAGACCGTTGATGTAGCTCTTTGGCCTAATGTAGAAAAGTAATGTAAGGGCGGGCATATGCCCGCCTACTCCATAGGAGGTAATGCACTATGAAATTAAGGTATAAGCCTAATGCACTGCTTTCTGTATTTGGTGAACGAATTACCTACAAAGGCCAAGCTATCAAAGCTATCGTGGAGATTGGCGAATATGACGGCAAGGGCTCGGGATTTGTCGATAAAGCGTTAGCAGATAAAGCTCAGATTTGGGTAAGGGTTAAAGATGTACCTAATCCTCGTCCAAAAGACGAAGTGTATATCAACGGCGAGAAATGGTATGTTGACCACGTTTCAAACTTTGACGGCACGATGTATTGCCTTGAAATCGTTCATAACGTGAGGGCGGTGAGACCGTAATGAGTAATGAACCTATTACGATTACAGACACAGCCACACCGTATCTGAATTTCATTGCAGAAACTAAACCCGACTGGATGCGTAAAGCGTTAAAATCCACGGGATGGATGATGCAAAAAGAAATTAAACAGGGCATCAGATCAGGTGCACCAGGTGGGCGTAAGTATCCTAACTTCATGGCACCGGCTCGACGTGCTGCATTTGAGTCAGCATTCGGAGCGAAACTTCGCAAAGCATACCAAAGTGGCGGACGAGCTGAACGAGAGGCCTGGGGGTCTAAATCGCGAAATGCCTTACTTGATATGGGCATTAGCGCCAGGACAATCGGCTATAGTCCACTCGGTAAGTTATCAAATGCAGTTGGATACCAGTATGACAAGGGCAAGCAATCCGTCCGAGTTGGGTGGTTATCTAATTCGGCTAAACGGTTAGGTGAACGCATCGAGGAAGGTTACACCAAGCAGATTACAGAGCCTATGCGCAAGAAGTTATTTGCTGCGGGGGTACCGCTACCTAAAGGAAAATCGATGTTCAAAATTCAGCCACGTCATACTTACGGTCCTATGAAAGCTGCGTTACAGCCTAAGCTTAAACCTTATATTGAGGGTAAGATAGGCGACTACGCTATTTATGGTCCGGCTGCGCAATCTGTGTCTCGACGGAACTACAAGGTAAGGTGATTTGATGCAACAAACAATTCCACTGTCGCGCATCGTTGAACGATGGGCAGAAGCCTTGTCGACAGATGAAGCGTTGACTAAATTTTGCAATGACAAATATGGAAAGCCGGCGCAACTATACGTCGGATATGATGATGTAGATGCACCACTTGAGGAGGATTGCCCTTGCATCATATTACTGCCTAGTAGTAAAAGCGAGGGACTGGCGGATACTTACACATACTCTCTAATGGTTGTGTGGGGCATCGTCCATCAAGGGGCAACTCGTGATAAGAATATTATTCGATACGACGGAGCGTTAGAGTCGGATAACCTAGGGCAGTTAATTATTGAATGCATTTGCAAGGTGAATCCGGCGTTCCCAGTAATCGACATTGACTATGAACTCGATAGCATGAATTGGCGCCCGGTGTTTACTGGACGTTTAACAGCTACTATAGAAATCCCGCACGTAATAGGCGGGGCTATTGAATATTAAAGGAGGAAATGCATATGGCAACAGCTAAACGTGCACAGGGATCTCAGTCCCATGTGGCGATTGCGTTTGAATCGGACTTTGGTACAACACCATCTACAGGTGGCGTAATCACTCCGATTATTTCTAGTTCTGTAAAAGCTAGCCAAAATTTAAACGACTCCACAGTAATCCGTGGTGATCGCAATCCAGCAGCGCCATTCCGTGGCAATATCGACACGTCCGGTAGTTTAACCGTACCTGTTGGCGTAATCGACATCGGATACTGGTTAAAAGCTGCATTTGGTCAACCGACTTCTAACACAACTGGCCAAGCGCCAAATAAGAAGTCTGAGCATGTGTTTAAAATCGGCAACACAATGCCGTCGCTAACTATTGAACAGGGCTATCCAGATGTTAATGTATTCCAACAATTCGCGGGCGTGCGAATTAGTAAATTAGGCTTTAAATTCGGTGGTGACGCTGAATTGACTGCATCCGTTGATGTGATGGGGTGTAAGGAAACTTTGGCATCCACTACATTCGACGCTGCAGCAAAAGCGGTTAATTTCTTACCATTCCAAAATTTAAATGCAACTATTAAAGAAGGTGGCGCAACTGTGGCCAACATTTTAAGTTGCGATATTAATTTTGATTTTGGCCTGGATGGTGACTCTTACGCTATCGGTGGTAAAGGATTCCGTACTTATATTGACCCAGGAATTGTGGCTATTTCAGGCACGATTAAAGCGTTCTTCCAAAACAAGGACCTCCTGAATAAGGCGGTCAACGGTACGGAATCTAGCTTGGAATTAAGACTTGAACAAGATGACTGGTCTCTTACATTCAAGTTGCCTGAACTCGTATATGAACGACAATCCCCAGGCATCGATGGCCCGCGTGGCGTCAATATTGAATTGCCGTTTAAAGCGTACTACCGTGCAGATGCAGGCAAGTCCGCTTCTGTAATTACATTAATTAATAATCAAGAACAATATTAGGAGGTGCCAACATGGCATTTGAAGACATTACATTAAGAGGTTTGACGTTTGCCGAACGTAGTGAATTGATTAAGGCTGAATTAGATCCGTTATACACACCTCTTCCGGAAGAAACCCCTGAACCGGCTAAATTATTGTGGTATCGCGATTTAGCCGAATGGATTATGAAAAATGTGTATAAGATGTCTGATAGTGAAATTGCAGAAGCACCAAACGATGGCGTTATGGAATTAGCAATTGAAACTATGCGTTTCACTAATGAAAAAAAGGCTGAAATCGAAAAAAACTAATTGATGCGTGGAGTTGGCTCAACTCCGACAAACCGAAATACTGCTCGGACTGTATCAAGATGCAGCGTGAGACTAAACAGAATTTTGACTGCTCGGAGTGTGAGTTTAATTCCCCGCATCAATTAGATGGAACGAGACAAGCAATGCGAGTATACAACGCTAGTCGTATGCAGCGACGGTGGCATTCAGGCGGCATTGCAGGATTCGATATGCCAGCGGTATTAGAAGTGGCGAAGGCTTACGGCATTGAGCCACTACCGCACCTTATCGATTTACTCGTATTATTAGAAGCCAAAGAATTGGAGGTGGCGCACAAGAATGGCCAATAATTTAATTGATATTGTCGTTCAGCTGACAGATAAGAATACGGAAGCCGGACTCAAGAAAATTACAGCTAGTGCTGAAGGCGCCAAATCCGCCCTTGGCAAAATGAAGAATGACCTCATGGCGATTGGTGCCGGTGTCGGTGTTGTAGGCATCGGTGCCAAACTTGCCAAGGAGGCTATTCAATGGGATGTAGCCGTTAAGAAGTTATCAGGAATTACCGGTGCTACGGCAAAAGAAACCAGCGAACTATTAGCAGTAGCCAATTACATGGGTATTGCTATGGAAGATAGTGCAGGGGCGTTTGCTAAGTTCTCCAAAAATGTCGGAGCAGCCAAAGAGAAAATGGAAGTCGCCCGGGCAGAGGGAAAACTCAGTACTGATATATTCAGTAAATTAGGCTACACGCTCGAGGATATTCAAGGTAAAAATACCGTTGAAGTGTTCAAGATGATACAGGAACGCCTAAGAGGTATGAAGGACGGGGCTGAAAAGACTCGTGTCGAAATGGAACTTTTTGGGCGTACCGGGTATCAAATGCACGCCATGCTTAACATGTCCGCTGAACAGATGGACAAGGTGGCTGAACGAGCCAAAGCAATGGGGCTTATCATCGACGATGATGCAGCATCTAAGTCCGCAAAGCTAAATCGGGAATTAAAGGATTTAGAAAATACAGGGAAAAGGCTTGCAGTATCCATCGGCCATGAGTTAGTTCCTGTGTTTAATGATTATGCAAAAGGCGTATTAGACGTCGCTAAAGAATTTGAGTCGATGACCGCTGAGCAAAAGGAAGCTATCGGCGGAATTGTTAAATTCGGTGCTGAAGCCAGTGCAGTGATCATAGTCATGAGGTCGCTAACCAGTGCACTCGGATTTATGCGATTGGCCACGCTTGCTGCTGCAGGGCCGTGGGTAACATTAGCTACAGTAATTGGACTTGCTGGGAAAGCACTACTTGATTTCCGATATAACGAACAGACAAAGGCATCTTATACGGGTGTAGATGTTGATGGGAAGCGTATTCACAAGAATACGAACTCAACAACGGGCCTGTCTGACAAGTTTAGGGAATCACACGATACTCGATATTGGATTGAGGATAGCGCGTGGCTGGGGCTTGTAAAAAATGACCGCTTAGCTACAAAAGAAGAAGGCGCTAGAATCGATGCGGCTTTGAAGCAAAAAGAAGAGGCGGATGCTGCAAAAGCGAAACTCGATGAAGAACTTGCAAAAGCAAAAGAGGACCTTGCTAATGGTGGATTAACGAACACCGAAGCCATTAATAAAGCGAATGAGGAAGCTGCAAAAGCAGCCAAAGCGCAAGAGCAGGCTGCTAAGAAAGCACAGCAAGCAGCCGAGAAGTTAGCAAGCGCCGTAGAGCGTATGTCTGAGTTGTATCGGTCTCTTACTTTGCAGAGCTTACAAATTGACGGTAGTCAATATGAAATCGATAAACTAACTGCCAAAAATCAGTATGAGTCAAACGAAAAAAATATTCGTGATATTATCCGCTCTGTTTCGGCGGCGAATAGCAGTGCTACAGGACAAGCTGCGGGCGTATTAGAAGCAGCTAATGAGCAACTCGGTAAGGCGTACAAGTTAGGAGCAGATGGTACCTGGGCTACGGATTGCGGAAAGCTATTCTCTGATGCAGTTAAACAGTCACTCGGGGCGGACGTACCTCGTCGAGTCGATAAGCTATGGGAAGCGGCGGCTGCTGTAGGGGCTTGGCACCCAGAAGGTGACGGATATATTCCTAAAGCTGGCGATGGTGTTGTCGTACTCGGCGACAATCACATTGTTATTAGTGACGGGAACGGAGGCTATACGGGTGCTAATACAAACGGAGTGGTCGCTAAGCCATCTGTTACCGCAGATTTCGGTGCCATTACAGGATATATTGACACAGCTAAGTATGCAGGTGCTACATCAAGCGCCACTGCTGATTCTGTCGGCAGTGCAGAAAATGCTAAGAGATTAGCTGAGTCTGACCTAACTGCTTCTGTTCGTGCTAAAAACGAAGAGCTGTATCAAAAGCGATTAGCTGAGGCAGAACGCAATCAAGCTATCCGTGTCCGTAAGATGAACGAGGATATCAAGAAACTCGATCTTGAACGCACCGGTGACCGCTTGCAACTACTCAAAGCGGAAGCTGAAGCACAAAAGGCGCAAATTGACGATAACGTTCGTGAGTACACAAAAGCGGTAGGCGATAAGGAACTCGCTGAAAAGAAAGCTCAGGCGGAGCGCCTAAAATTGGCGTCTGATACTGAGCAGAAAATCAGAGAGTTAGCATACACGCAAACGAGCGAAACCGTTGACCACTTAACTAATATGGTTACTCTTGGTCGCTTATCTCGCAGTGATGCGGATGCACTACTTGCAGAAGAGTTAAAGACCTATATTGACTATGCACGTAGTGAAGTCAATGAGGCCCAGTTAACGGCTACGCAAAGACTGCAAATTGAAAAGAATCTATTGGAGTCCCAGCAGAAACTGTGGGAGTTGGCAGGTCGCAGTCTGAAAACGAGCCTACAAGAAGCCGCGCGCCAATATAAGCAAGAGACTACCAATTATGCTGATTTAGCTAAATCTACTTTTGACAGTACGATGAGCTCTATCAATTCAGCATGGACAAATAATCTCGAAGCTATGGCAACAGGAACGAAATCATTTAGTAAAGGCATTAAGGACATATTCAAGGATATGACGAACGCCATTATTAAGATGATGATTCAACTAACGTTCCAGCAATATGTCATGCCTAAGTTACAAGATCTATTTGGCAGAGCAGTAGGCGGTATCGGTTCACTAGGTGCTGCAAAAGGGACATCGTCCTTTGCAAGTGGCGGTTCGTTTAGTTCTGCATTTACAGGAAATCGATTCGCCGCTGGAGGGAAAACAAATCCAGGGCTTATATTGGTTGGCGAAAACGGGCCAGAACTATTACAGTCATCTGGATCGCATCGCATTTATACTGCGAGCGAAACACGACGTTTAGTAGGTGGTGGCGCCGCAAGTAATAATGTAGTGGTTAATATCGTTAACCAATCGGGACAAGAACTCGAAAGTAAGCAGCAAAACTCCAGGTTCGATGGTGAAAATTACATCATCGATGTAATGGTTCGAGCTGCTAATACGAATAAAGGAGGTGTGCGTGACGCCATAAGGGCGGCCGCAACTTAATTATGGCTACATTTCCAGATATTAGATATCCGATATATCCAATCCAGGAAACTACACCGGACGTGACCTACAAAGGCCAAGTTGAGAATATGACGTTAATCACTCGTAAGAAAACAACTAAAACCAAGCGAACATATTCTGTAGGGTACAAGTTGCCAACTACTGAGTATTATCGGTTACGTGCATTCTTCGATGAAGTCAACTGCTCCGGTATATTCGATTGGGTTCATCCGGAAACACGGGAAACATTAAATGTACGATTTGCTGATCAGTTAGACTTTGCGGCGAATGACTACGGAGTGTGGATGGGAACCGTGAAATTACAGGAGGTATAACATGTTACCGCTCTCAACGGCATCGATTTTAGAGAAAAACCAAATATCGGCCACAGGTGTGTGGTTAATGCTGTTAGAAATATCCTATAAAGGGGATACGATTCGATTGGTATACAATACTGAGAATATCCAATTTCAAGGCAATACCTATATCGCATTTCCATTTACCATTCAAGATGTTACAGAGAATGCGACGGATTTACCTAATATCAAGCTATCCGTATCTAATGTGACTCGTACAATTCAGCGCATGGCAGAATCTAATAATGGATTCACTGGAGCCAATGTCATCATTCGTGTAGTGAATACGAACATACCTGATGTGTGCGAGCAAGAGGAGCATTTCGTAATTACGGGAACCCATGCGAATGCTGAATGGATGGAGTTTACGTTAGGGACTGACTTTAGTTTCACTCGACGATTCCCGTTAATTCGTGTGATGAAGGATTTCTGTCCGTTCAAATTTAAAGGTATTCAGTGTGGGTATAAAGGGCGCGAAACTCAATGCAATAAAACCTTAGCGCGATGCCGTGAATTGGGGAACAGTACACGATTTGGCGGAGAACCTACTATCCCGCAAGGAGGATTGTATGCATCCAATAAGTGACTTGACTGATATGATAGGTACCCCATTCTCGGAAATGAAATGCTGGGATGTAGTTGTTGAGGTATATCGGCGTAGTGGAACACCACTACCCGAATATACCCAAATCCAAATGGATGAATGGCGCGAGGTTCGTGAGCCAATGCCAGGGAGTGTTTTGGTATTTGCGCTATATGGTAAAAATCTCGATCATGTAGGGGTTTATCTTGGCGAAGGTAGATTTATACACGCTACTGAACACAGCGGCACCTGTATTGAGCACATATCAAAGTATGTGCCTCGATTGAAGCACATTTATGAAAGGAAGGAGTAGCAGATGGTTAATGTAATCATTGTAAATAATCCGTTCAAGCCAGAGCAACGGGATACAAAATATTTGCCATTTAAACAGGGCAAGTCTATCAGCTATTACTTCAGTGCACCTGGTGAATGGGCGTACTCAGTAAATGGACATGAAGCAGCGCCTGATACAATTGTGAACGATGAAGACTACATTGTAGTAATGCCCCGAGTTGAGGGTAAATTCTTTGGTGTTCTTCTATCAATAGGGATGGCTGTATTTACTGGTGGCATTGCTTCGGGTGCTATCTTTGGTATCCAAAGCTTAATTTGGCGGTCAGTAATTGCTATGGCGGTAGGGATGATAGGTAATGCTATTGTCTCAAAGCTAACTGCTCCTAAGGTTGACCGTTCGAATTCCGAACAGTCAAATACATATGGCTGGGGAGGTACTGAAACTGTTACTGGGCAAGGCTACCCTTTAGCCGTAACATATGGCCGAATGAAAAGTGCTGGGTTATTATTATCCCGCCATGTAATTAGTGATGGTGAAAAGCAATACCTTAACCTTTTATACTGTGCGGGTGAGGGCGAATTATCAAAAATAGAAGATATTCGTATTAATGCTAACCCAATCAGTAATTATAAGGATGTGCAGGTGGATATCAGAAAGGGCACAAATGACCAAACAGTTATCCCAAATTTCAATGATAACTTTGCAGATCAATCCCTAAACTATGAATTGACTGAATCATGGAATACACAACAGGTACAAGGCGATGCGTGTGACGCGATAGAGTTAACTGTTGGATTTCCAAACGGATTATATTATTCAAATGATAGTGGCGGCGCTGACCGTACGTCTGTCACGTTGAAAGCAGAAATTCGTAAGGTAGGTGATGAGCCCTGGCAGGCATTACCTTTAGCAAATCAAAAGGGCATGGCCGGACATATTAAGCGACGTGATGCGTGGAATTTTATTAAGACAGATAATAGCGCGGCGAATACATCTGATTACGCAGGACGAATTGAAGAGGCGACAAATAATGCGTTTTATCGTGTATTTCGCTTTGACAATCTCGAAAAGGCGCGTTATGAAATCCGCATGCGCTGCAGTGCGAAAGATGGGAAAAGCTTGCGCCATGTTAATAAGGTCTACTGGGTGCAGCTAACCCAAATTATTTATGATGATTTTGTGCATCCGGGAAAAGCCCTCATTGGAATTAAGGCTTTGGCTACATCTCAGCTAAGCGGTACCGATCCAAAAGTAACATGGATTCAAGAGCGCTCAGAGGTGTATGTATTCAATCCGTACATCAATAAGTATGAAGCACAACCAGCTGACAATCCAGCTTGGGCTGCTTATGATTTAATCCACATCTGCCGTAAGATTGGTGGTGAATATATTGTATTCGGACAGCCCCATATGCGCCTTGACTATAACGCATTTAAGGCATGGGCAGATAAGTGCAAAACAAATGGGTTTACATTCAACTATATATACGACACCGCTATGCGATTATGGGATGCGTTAAAGTATCCAGAAGCAGTAGGTCGAGGGAAAGTAATTCCTGTAGGAACCAGGTTCACATGTGTTAGTGATTATCAATCTACACCAGTACAGTTGTTTACTGTAGCAAATATCAAACACGGCAGCTTTACTGAAGAGTTTCAAGGTGTGGAGGCTAGGGCTAACTCTGTTGAAATATCGTTCCTTAACAAGGATAAGGATTATGAGCGAGACGTCATTCCAGTATATGGGGATACTTACGACGAGTCGGATACACTAACAAATCCGGCACAAGTTGAACTCATGGGGTGTACTAGTCTTGAGCAGGCCTATAAACACGGTAAGCATTTCTTACGATGCAATAAATATGAAATACGTACTGTTACAATAGAGGCGTTTACGGACGCTATAGCATGTACGGTAGGAGACATCATTCTAATTCAGCATGACATACCTGAATGGGGCGAGGGCGGTCGTGTGGTTGCGGTAAGTGGCCAGACGATTACACTTGACAAGGAAGTGTCGGTACAACCAGGGAAGAATTATCAGTTGCTAATTCGTAGCAACTCTACGGATATCGTCTCTACGTTTAACGTAGTAAATGTATCAGGTCTCAATGTGATTGTTAAAGAGGCTATACCGGTGCAGCCTGATGCGGTATATGCATTCGGAGAGGTCTCCAAATCGGCTAAGCCATTTCGTGTATTGGCTATTACAAAGACACTATCAGAAATGACTCGTAAGATCCAATGCATGGAATATTATCCAGAACTCTATGTATCAGATGATGGCACGGTGCCAAGTATTGATTATACGAATCATGGTGCATCTGATATTCAATCAGTAGGGTTAGTGAGCGATGTCTATGGTGCTAATGGCATCATGTATTCACGTATAGGTGTAACGTGGCAGTTACCTCGCGATGGAAAAGTCTCAAACGTAGTCGTGAATTACCGAAACGTAAAAAGCGATACGTGGACATATATCGGAAACTACCCGGCATCCACAAATACTACCACGATATCTGATGTGCTGCTGGGTGCGACCTATGAGGTGCGGGTGCAGGCTATTAATGAGTTAGGACAGTTAACTACTGGCATAACAAAATCTATAGCCATACCTAAGATGCAAACGCCAGAGGATGTTCAGAATTTACACGTTATAAGTCGGTACAATCAAACGGCTGATAAAAGTGTTTACTACGACTTACAAGTGCTATTTGACCCACCTAGTAATCCTGCCAATTTCGATGTGGCGGAGGTTTGGTATCTCTTAAAATCGAAAAGTGGAAAACCTGTAACGGGGCAAGAATGGCAGTATGCTGGCAGTAGTAATAGTCAGGTTATTATCAAATCTTTAGGCCCAGGTGAGGAGTATCGAATCAAAGCAATCTCGGTTGACCGATTTGGCAACCGAGCAGAAACAGCCCAAATGGTTGATGTGATAGTCAAACCGATGGATGCGATACCTGACATGCCTAGCAATTTCGGTATTACTTTCGGCAGAAATGCCACTGCATCATGGGATGAGGTGCTGAATGCTGACGTCGACTATTACGAATTACGTACCGATAATAATCCTGGTAAAGATACGAATGCTTTATTGGCAAGAGTTAAAGGTACCTCTGCTGTACTTACCCTATCTAAACGAGCGGATACTGTTTATTTATATGCTCGCAGCACGTTGGGCAAATACTCGACTGCAGCAACGTACGAGTATAACGTTCCGCAGTTGGCCGCGCCTGATCTTGTAGTAAAAAGCCAGTTAGGGGGATTTAATCTTTACTTCTCTACTAAGCCGGCACAAGCATACGCAATCAGATGCCACGTGATCGGAGATGAACGCACTGATGATTTTGAAACTACTAGCACCATGCTGACATATTCGAACTCAGCCGGAATATACCGGATACGTTGCTCGTTTGTGGATGTGTTCGGAGATGGACTCGTTAACGAGAAGCAAGTCGTGATTAAGACACAAATTGATGCGAGCTTGCTAGACCTTGAGTCTCTCGGGTTGAATAAAGTTGATGAGCGAATTAAGGAGCTTGATAAGAAATTCAATACGAATTCTGAAGAGACCACTAGAAGAATTACGAATTTGGCGTCACATATGGAATCTCGCATTACTGAGCTAGCTGGCAGCATCGATTTGCAAGTTAAAAAAAGTATTGGCGAGATTGATGGTGGCGAGTTGGTATCTCGTATTAACCTCAGTCAGTCCGGGGTATACATTGCTGGGAAATTGATTCACATCACTGGAGCGACTAAGTTCGATGATAACGTTATTGTTAATAAGATGATTCAGGCCAACGCGGTTACTGCCGACAAATTACATGTTGAAAATTTAGCGGCGGTGTCCAGTACAATCGGGTTACTTCGTTCGAGAGAAACCGGTGCTCGTGTTGAGATTCAAGATAACCTTATTACAGGTTTTGATGATGATAACAACCCTCGGATTAAACTTGGATGCTGGTAGGAGGTATTATGGAACCGCATGTATTAGCTTATGATGCTAACGGCAATATCATACTAAATCTGAAGGAAAGGCTTACACGTATCGAGGGGCGGATGTATGTATCTGACATTCCTAATCGACGTCAACAAATTACCGTGAATGGATTGCAGCCTGGTCAACATGTCTGGGCTGCAGCCATGGGACAGTACTTAGTGGCAGAGGTTAGGGGCAATATCATAACATATTATTTTGCAGTGTCCCAGGATGAATATAATATCAATCGTCAATTTAAAGATCTTACATATGAAGGGTGGTTGGCGTATGGAATTTATTAACATCCAGAATAAAGAAGGTGTCACGATTATAAACGATACCTATGACAATCTAGTATATCTTAGTTTCCCTAAACAAAAAGATGCAGTTCTCTACACCGGGGCGATGAGGGGGATAACTCCAACGGTTCAAATCCCACTCAAACCCATAGCTTACACTCCTATGATGGTGCCTACAAGTAAATTCCAGTATGGATATATTGCAGGGGAGGCTAACGTAATCCAGGTCTTTTATGCCACTAATTACGCATATCATGGTGACGCACCTCTTATCGCAGTATCAGTTCCACAAGGATATGAATTTGCAGCTCAGTGGGTCCATAAACGTCGTGAGCAATTAATGGTGCTGGTAGTGGATGTAATTAAGCCAGGCGAAAAGGTAACGCAAGCAATGGTTGATGAAGTAAAAGCTGGCATCAAGTTCTACTGCTTCGGTTATTTCGAGGATGTTATGGCTAATGCAGACACGCCTCGTATTCGATTTGTTGATAAGGTAGGAAGTAGTAAGCCTAATACGGCATTGCAAGTTCTTGGTCGTCACAAATATTATAAAGCGTCTTGGGCAACAGATTACAATCTGCAGAACGATGTGATATATGATAGTCGCATCAGGTACCTACGTGTAATTGATCACTATGCACACGATTGGTATAACCAGTTATCAAACTACGTTCCGGATACTTTTACAAATATGGCCCGTGACCCAAAGTCATATGGCGTCAAGGTTGCAATTATACCCATGTCCGTAATCGATGTATCCGTTTGGGGGCCAAATATCAATAATGGAGATAAAAAGTCACACACGGGGCGAGTGTGGCAAACGTTCAGATTTCATGATGAGAGTACTGTATCGCTGAAATCGTATCAGTTCATTGATTGGAATACAGTCACCACGTATCCTGTAGGTTGCTCGGGTAAAACCACATCTCAGTATTTGGTGGCCGATGTGACCGGGTACGATAAACAAGGTACGATTCCATTCAATTAAGGGAGATGATAAGTAATGAATGTAAAGGATATAGACCTCAACATTGGCGAGGATTTCGGGATAGTTTACGCAGTCCAAGATGACAATGTGGATTTGACAGGGTTCAAGTCAGTATTCGCCATACGAAAGCGAGCAAGCGGTCCGCTTGTTATTAAAGTGCAAGGGGTAGCATCTGGGAAGATTGCGACATTCAATATTTCCGGAAAGGATACCCTAGAAATTAAGTCCTTTGGTGAGCATGTGTATGATGCTTTTGCATATAAGGAATCGGAGCCTAGCCGATATTACAAACTGGGCATGGGGGTAGTCAACATAATTCAGGATGTGGCCATGCATGATTAGAGGAGGAATGTATTATGCAAAACAAAGCGTTACCAGTAAGACTTGAAGGTCCAATTAAAGTAGAGGCGGAAGTAAAAGCAACCATGGTAGGCGATAATGGAAAAAGTGCTTATGAAATCGCTTTAGCACATGGATTCGTAGGAACCGAGGAGGAGTGGTTGGAATCCTTAAAAGCAAAGCTGCCTAACTTATCAGGAGTTATATCAGCACTTCAAGGTAAGAATGTTCTTATTAATAGTGGTACCCTTGAAGCGATATTAACTGCTATTGTCCATGCGTTGGCGGATCAACCTTATGCGCCGCTTACCTTTAAAGAACCAAGAAAAGGGGATACTGAAATTCGAGTATCCGGGCAAGATGGCTTTAAAGTTCGAGTGAGTGGCAGTGCAGAAGCTGTTGAAATTCAATCCGGAAGTGCAACTATTAGAATTCAGCCTTACGGTGCAGATGATATTTATCTTGAATACCTTAACTTAATCGATCATGTCATTGACACTGTTAAAATCAAAGGTCTTGTTGAATTCAATCCGGAAACGGCTACAGAAATTATACCTAAGCAATTCTATGGCCGCAGCGATTTAGAAGGATTATTAGAATGTCCTAACGTAGTTAAAGTAGGTGCTGAAGCATTTGTAGGTTGTGAGTATTCCGTAGTGAAGTTGCCAAAGGCTACTGATATTCACCCGGACGCATTTAAAATTTCTGAGATTAAAGTTTTAGAAATTCCTTCTTTTATATGGAAGGATGAAAACTTAAATCTACATGATAAGTTTGGTAATGAATATGGTCCGAATAAAATTATTGTAGCTGATGAGTCTATTCCTCCTAGCAATATTAGCATTGCTAAGGTAGATTTAGAAATTCATAATCATGACTCTAGTAAAAAATGGGACGTATACCGTAATAAATGGAAAGAAGCTTAAGGAGTGCTAAATGGACGAAATTAGATTATTGCTAATGGACTTCGGCATCCCTGCCTACTTCGCGGACATAGGCTTTTGGGTGACACTACTAGGGGTAATCTGGGCCGCCCTTCGGGGGTCATTCCGAGCTATGGTGTGGTTCTTAGAACATACCTCGCTAGTTGCGGTTAAGCAAGAATTAGATGACCATTTGGCTCGACGCATGGATAAGCAGCGCAAGGATTATGATGATAAGTTATCCGACGCCATCAATAGTATCGCTGATTTAACAAAAAGTAATCAGGAGATATTAAAGCAGTTGGTCAAGCTGGAAGAACGAGATGCAGCGAAGTTTCATAGGCTTAATAACCTAGAAACCACAGTTCAGAGTCTGAGTACTGAATTGATGCATATCCAAGTCCTAAACAATATGCCAATAGGAAGAAGTATCACGCTCAGTACCGATGATATAGGAGGTGACTGATAATGAAATATCAAATCATGAACCGACTGAAATCAGCATATGGTGCTGTTCGTGTTGCTAATATTAGACCTACTGGAGTACTGGCGACACGGATTCTAGTACTTGTTATGCTAATTCCTATTTGGCTAGTCATAACAGAGTATGTTATGGCGTTTGCTAGGGGATATGTATCAAGTGAAACTAATAAGCTGATTGATGTTGGGCTCAATATTATTGACCACATATTCATTCCTAGTGTATTGACAGCCGTAGTAGGCTTCTTAGGACTTTGGTTGGATAGAAACAATAATGGTGTTCCTGATAAATTAGAAGGAGGTAGTAGTAATGACGAAAATATTTATAAATCCAGGTCATGATATTGACCTGGACTCTGGAGCAGTAAATCCTAACACAGGACGTCGTGAATGCGACGTTGCTCGTGATGCGGGTAAGTTATTGGCTTGTTATTTACAAACTGCAGGATGTGAAGTTAGAACTTTACAGAATGATGACTTAGGTCTTGTATGTGAAACTTCTAATGAATGGGGCGCAGATATATTCGTATCGCTCCATTGTAACGCTTTTAATACGCAGGCACGTGGCACAGAAACTTTGTACAAGTCTTTCAATGGCCAACGTCTAGCGAACGACATCCAATCGCAAATCATCCGTAGTATTAATACGGTTGATCGAGGCGTTAAGGAACGTCAAGATTTATGGGTATTAAACGGCACAGATGCAACAGCCGTGTTAGTTGAAATGGCTTTTATAGATAATGATGAAGACCTAGCACTACTTAACAATGATTTAGACACTATAGTGCGTGCTATCGCAAGGGGCATTACTGATTACGCAACAGGAGGGGAATAATGTATGACAAAATCAAAGTACTATTTGATAACCCTGCTTACCGCTATATTATTGTCTGTGGTATTGGGCTCGTCATCTGCCTTTGCATCGGATTTTACATATTCCACGAACCAAGCGGAAACAACGATAACAATACCCTTAATACAGTGGAACGAATTGAAAAGCAACAACGAGAAAGCCTTAAGCTTAATCGAGACATCCAATCTTCCCTTAACCGAAGCTCAGAGCTTAGTCATGAAGCAAAGGGAAGAGTTGAACAAAGCACACGATACAATTTCGACATTGGAAACCGAATTGACGAAAGCCAAAATGCTATCAATGAAGCAAGAAGTTACCTTGTCAGAAATGCAGAGCTCTTTGATCGAATTGAAAGAGCAAATCAAGAACGACAAACGAACAATCAAACGACTCCGGATGCAGCGAAACCTATCCCAAATACTGGGAGCGGGTGCGACAATCGGAGTAGTGATTCATCGATGA